GAAGTCACAGGCTTGAGTTTCGCCGGACATATTTGCGATGACGAAACCGAAGATAATCGGATCGTCATCGTATGTGTCGGCGAATTCATATTGGCCGAGGATTAGAGAGAGGTTGAAAGAGGCTTGAGAATAGCCATCGTGTCCGCTTTGAGTGAATGGAAGTGGCGACCAGTCCGTAAGGGTATTTGTTGGGCCTGCTCCGCGAGCCGTGAGTGTGGACGCTGGTGCGCGTGCGATGATTGGATAAGCCGATATGCCCATATTTTCGGCTGTTGAAGTGATCATTGCGAGGGTAATTGTTCCGGCGAGATTTAATTGAAAGCCGGATGAATTGAGTGAGCCGAGTGGGCCGTTTGGATTGTCGCCTTTTAATGACGCCCCGATCATGATCTGGGTGGTGGTTGCCATTGAAGGCGTTTTGCCGGTGAAGCCCCTCGAGGTGGTGGGGGACCGGACTGTGGTATCCAGGACCATGGGTGCGACGACGTGAAGCGCCGTATTATTGCCGGCGGCGATTGTGCCGATTGGAATGGGCGGTAGGTCCAGATGAATAAGAGGAACCGCGCCGATGCGATTGGGTCTATGCATGTTGTTTTTTCCTATTTGTGGGAATTAAGGGACGGCCAGGCCGCGACCTGGCGCTTCTTATTTCCTATTTTAGGCTCCTGCGAAGATTGAGCGGACGGCGGTTGGCACAACACGCCGAGCTTCGACCGAGACGCGCCCGGAGGCATTCCATTGGCCGAGTTGCTGGGTTTGAAAGGCGCTGTCGAATTCCGCCGTGGTGTGATACCGCGCGATTAGCTTGGTCGTGGGAGTGGCCTGGGTGAAGGGAAAGCCGCTTAGAGCGTCATATTGACGGTGTATCCTGTTCGGGTGGTGGCGATACCATTGTCCGAAAGGGTGGGTTCCGAAGTCATTGCTAGCGCCGTCCGAGAACCAATCATCGGCCGAGACGGTTTGCGGTGGTTGAATTCCGACTAGATCGGGATCGCCGCTGATTTCGAGGTAGCCTGGATTGTTTTTGTTCATGAGATAATGACGTTCCTGCGACCAGACTGGTGGGAAACGTATGGCGATCATTATCCATAGTGCGCCGTGTTCCCTGAAGAATTTGGATGGGATGCGGAGGCCGACTTGTGCGACGGATTTTCCGGAGATTACGCCGAGATTTGCATCGGCGGTTCCGTCTACGTCCGTGCCGGAGATCATTGACGAGTTCCGCATGATTAGATGGGGGCGTTGGTCTTCTTCCGCATTTGCGGAGCCGCCCCAGATTTGACCGAGTACGTCGGTGTAGCGTTGCGCGAAATAATCGCGCTCTTGTTCCGACCTATAGCGGGCCTTGATTGCGGCCAGGTCGATGATATCCATTGTGGAGGATGCGGCTGCGACTTCCCGATCAGATGTATCGGTGGTGGCGTCGATGCCGGTTGAGTAGGGCGTTTTGAGCCGCGGTAGAAGCGGGCCATATTTGAGGCCGCGTTCTGTTGTTTCCTTGAAGGCGTCCGCCTGGGCGGTGCTGTCAGTGGGGACGCGGAAGTAGCGGTTGCGGATGCGATTGTGGCCGGCGGTGACCCAGAGGGGGTAGGTCTCGCCGAGCTTGGCGCGGTGGCCTAGATAGTCTTCTGGCGTTGTTCCGTCGCCGACTGTGGGGCCGTTGGTGAACGTTACGCTTTCATCGACGCCTTGCTTCAGGAAGTTGATCCAGTCAGCGCCGTAGATTTGGCGGTGAGGAATATAAAATGCGAAAAGGTCGATTTTGGCGTCGAGTGTGAGGTTTCGCCGTAGTGACGAGAGGCGAACGATTGCATCGTAAGAAAGTGAGATGCTGTCGCCGGCGACGATTGGGATTACGGTGGCGGTTTGCAACCTGCCGATGTCGCCCGCGACGAGTGAGAAGTGGCTTAGGTCGTAGAGATTGCGTTTCATTGTGATTGTCCAATCAGATCGAATAGGACCCGAAGATGATCAAACTTGATCGTTCCTTCGTTCCCGTTTTCGAGGATATAGATAATAAGGAGAAAGGCGGCGACGACGAGCGTCGCCGCGCCTTTTATTGTTGTTGCCAGCTTGAGTAGTTTGAAGAGCATTTTAGAATTGTGTGCCGGCCACGTGATAGATGCGCGATGCTTTTTTGGCTTTGCCGGCGCGGCGCACGCTTTTCCGTGCCGGCCCTTTGTAGCCGCCTCTACGGCGGCTGGCTTTGCGTTTATGCCGCATTGTCGTCGTCCTGGAGGACGATCAGGCCGGTGCGCGCCTCGAACCGTGTCCGGAATACGTCGGCGTTGTGGGATTTGCACTCGAGAACGAGCGCAAATATTTGTTCGGCGGTTGCGTCCTCGGAGTTGAGCGAGTTTGCCCCTTCGATCATGTCGCCATTGCTTGGTGCCCTGGCCAGCCAGGAGCAGGCAATTTGGACATTTGTGGGGGAGACGAACACCGCGATATTGGCCGCGATGTATTCCGCGCTGACGGGGAAGCGCGGGGTTCCGATGACGTCCATCACGCCGTGCATGATGACGTTTGCGACGCGTTCGATTGTAACGCGGTCCATAGCGGTCCAGGATTTGTGACCGGCATAGAGTTCGTAGTCTTCCCTGGAGAGGCCAAAGGTGTTGAAGTCGGCCGACGAGGTTCCGTTGGCGATTAGATTCATTGCGCCGAGTGCTACGGCATAAGAGACTTCATGTTTCATTGATCAGATTCCTTGAAGGGATTGATTGATTATATCCGCTTCCTGGGAAAGCGAATTGAGGGCAGACCGCAAGCGTGCGTGGCGATCTGTTGTTGCCGGTATCTCCGCGAGCGCGTCGACCATGGCGGCAAGAAGCCGTAACCGACGAAATAACTCACCAGGGAGAATTCGTGGGGCCGGCTGTTCGACTTCCTGTTGATTTAGGCTCATTTAGTGACCTCCAGAGGGTCGAGAGTTCGTGGAAGTTAGAAGTATCCGTCGCGGTTGTACTCCGCGTCGTTAAATCGCCAATGTTCGGCGATTTGTTGGATTGTCTCGCTCGGATCAAATTCCGATAGCGCTCGATGATAGGCAGCGGATCCGGTATGGCCCGTAAGAATGTCCAGACCTTCGTTGAAGGTAGGCGGATCAGGCTCTCCCGTGCCGCCTCCAGGCGGATCAGCCGGAGGGGCGGCGATGGTCGATTGTGGGTCAGGAACGGGGTCCGATCTCCGATCTGCATCAGTGCGATCAGAAGCTCGTCGCTTGTGGTTTTCGTTAGTGTCTTGATTTTGCTCATTCCGAGGTTGCGGGTCATTCGGCATCGAAAAGGGCTCCTGTTTTTTTGGTTATATTGTTTGCTCACATATTTGGAAATGTAGCGAGCGACGGCGATGGGTGGCTTTGCTTCGTAGGGTTCGAAGATGCCGGTTTTTTCGCCGGTTTCTACGGATGGCCAGCGCCAGCCGAGTTTTGTATAGGCATCGTCCGCTTCCATGCGGACGGCGAAGGGTTTCATATATCCGTATTTCCAATAGTTGCGCAGATGATTAACTTCGCGCCGATACGGAATTTTGAGACCGATATTAGGGTCACTTTTACTGCGACCAGGAAGCTCCTGGAGCATGTGGAGGCAGTGAATGTGAAGGTGGCCGTTTTTGCTGCCGGGTTCCACGACCGCAAAATATTTGTGCCAGTGGTTTCCAGCCGCGCGTTGACGTTCAGCTTCGCGGACAGAGCCGTATATCGCGCTACCAGTTCCGCGTTCGAAGTCGCGGATGTAGTCTGACCAAACGCGAGAACCTTTTTTAAAAACCGTTTCAACGTGTTGGACCTCGACTGTGAGGGTCTGGAAAATTAGGAACCAGCCTTTTTTGACTGATTCATCGATAGCCGTCTCGAGACGGTATCGTAGCTCGCTGACGCGAGCTTTGACGCCCATTGCTGCAAGGTTTTTGAGGAAGATCGTTTCATCGGGCGTTAGGCCCTTGCCGGTCGGTTTACCGTACCAGCCGAAGACGTTTTTCATATGGGCTTTAGTTGTCCCTAGCTTATTGAAGCCCTGCCGGGCCGCTAGGTACTGGGTGTGGGGAATAGTGAAGTTACTATCAAGTTGAAGCTTGATTTTGTGTAATTTGGTTCGTGATTCGAGATAATTTTTGGATTGTTTGCGGTCGATTTTTTCGTGGAATTCGAGTGTCTGCAACCGTGAGTTGACGTCACGGTAGAGATTGAACCGCTTGTTTAGTGATCGTGCGTCTGTTATTGCGATGTTGGGCAGCACTTGGATTTTCTCCGCGAGAGTTAGTCCTTGTTGTTGTCCTGGCGCCGCCGGGATGTGTAGTCCCGACGGCGCTTTAGGGAAGATGCTCGGCAATGGGTAGAAAGTTGCCTACGTATGGGGCTTTGCCCCCTACACCCCCAGATTTGGTGATTGATACTAGATGTTGTGTAACGTGTTTGTATACACCTATTTTGGTTTTCCGAAGACCTTTTCTCTCCAGCGGGCCATTGCCCGGGATACGACGGTGCTTTCGGTTGAGGGTTTTCGGCGGTTTGGATAGTTTTTCCTGGAGGCGTAGACGCCTGCTCCGGTAGCTGTCGCGGCCGCCGTGAGTGGGATCGACGTGACGCGGCCTCGAGGGGCCGCGTTACCACGTGGTATGCCCTGTGGTGGAAGATCGGTCTTGCGCCTGGTGCTATCTGTTGAGCGGCGTTGCGGGGTGGATTTTTTCTTGATTTTGCCCATGACGACAGAGAGGGCTTTTGTGAAGCCGAGGGCGCCGGCTGCGGCCAGGCCGTAGACTTTCAGTAGCGCCCAGAATTCGGCTTCGAGTTTTTTTATGTCGCCGGTGGGGATTTCGGTGATTTTCTTTTGGAGGGTTAAGAGTTTTTGGGCAGTGAGATTTCCGACTTGTGCTCTGAACATGGCATCCGGTGTTTGTCCGTCTGCTGAACCGCTACGCGATATGTTCGAGGTCGCGCGAGCGGTATCGGCGGCGATGCCGGCGATTTGGAGTTTATTTTGGCGCTCGGCTGCGCCCTGGGTGGCGATCGAGCCGAGTTGCGCGCGTTGGAGCTTGGTTTGTGTTTTGGCCTGGAGTGAGGCCGCGCCCATCTGGCCGGCGGGGTTTGCCGCGCCCATACGTTCCCAGGGGTTTGTCCCGGGATGGGCTTTTTCCGCGAAGGTGTAGGCATCGTTACCGAGCTGCTCAGCGGTTTTGCCTTGAGGGATGCCGTAAATTTTATCGTTGAGGGCTCCGGAAGCACCGGAGGCGAGGCCGCCGGCGATCCCGCCGGTGAAGGAGCCGACCAGGCCGCCGCTGCGCTGTCCTCGCTCATTGGCTCCGCCGAAGAGGATATTTTTTCCGACGTCCCATACGTCTGACCAGCCCATGGCTTAGTTCCGTGTGGGGTCGAAGGTGTCGAGGTCGTTTATGTATTTGTAGCCTGATAGATGCCCCCTGAAGTCACAGGCTTGAGTTTCGCCGGACATATTTGCGATGACGAAACCGAAGATAATCGGATCGTCATCGTATGTGTCGGCGAATTCATATTGGCCGAGGATTAGAGAGAGGTTGAAAGAGGCTTGAGAATAGCCATCGTGTCC